ATCTCGCTTAAACAATACGAGCACGCTATCCCGTCGTTTGTATTTATCGGCCCGTCTCCCGTGGATTACGACGAAGTGCTCGAAGACGGTGAATGTGTCTGGAATGAATTATGTAATTTCGATATTATGAAACATATAAAAAACGGGAAATATAAAATCGGGGTTGTTTTTAATACCGACCCGCACAACAAGCCGGGTGAGCACTGGGTCTCCTTATTTATCGATGTTCGGGCACGCGTTATTTTCTTCTTTGATAGCACGAGCGACCGCCCACAAAATCGCATACGAGCTTTTATGAAGATGGTGAAGGAACAAGGCGAAGCAAACGGTATTCATTTTAAAGAATATATCAATGATGTTCCTCATCAAAAAAATAATACGGAATGCGGTGTATATTCCATCTTTATGATTATTCATATGTTACTGGGTAAAATGACGGTTCACGATTTTCTGGATAAAAAGAAGAAACTAACCGACAAGTATATGCAGCGGTTCAGGCGGAAATTCTTCAATGTGGATGAGAAAGTCCCGACGCCGAATGTGAAGTTTTAGAGGGGGCGTTGGCCTAGGCGTTGGCCCGCCTACCAGCCTCCTCCGGCCTGACGGCCGGCAGAACCATACGAAATTTATATATCTCATCTATTATCATAAAACAAACAACGAAATAATTATATACATAATATATAACACACTCGTCGAATGACGAAGAAAGTGACGCGGAAAATTCGAAATAATAAGCGGACGACGCAATGGCGGAAGAACCGTAGTTATAAACGGATGAGGGGAGGAGTGATGTTTGAGAAGAAAAAAATTGTGAGGTTATTATCAAATCTAATAATAAATCTAATAATAATTAATAGGACAGATATTATAAGCAAATTATGTAATCCACAATCATCACCATCACAATCAGCTGAACAACCATTACTATCAAAACAAGGATTATTCGTAAACGCAGAACGAGTCAATCAAGAATTAATAGATATGTATAGTAATATACTATCTACAAAAAAAGGACCACTAAAACAAAATAGAAAGTATGAATATATATTCAGTAAAGACGACGAAATAAAGAAATTTATTATAAACCAGTTACAAAGTAAAGACATAAAGTATTTTGACCACTGGGTTGAAAATGACATAACAGTGGAGTTGTTAGAGCCTGATGCCTTTGGGCAATCATTAACTAAAAAATGGTTTACATTTATGCCAGATGATAAGCTAGTGAATTCTTTTTTTTACTTAGCCTATTTACAGATATATCTTAAGTGGGCTCTTAATAAGAATCCCGATGAATATAAGAGTATGATAAACCTAGATGAACCAGAATGTCCTCATCAAATCGCTGATATATGAAGGATACATCAAACTCATTCCCAATAAATTATATAAACCCGTCGCAGTATGTTTATATAATTGATTACTCCAAATCACGTATGGCATCTCTCGTATCCCAAGAAAACAAAGAGCTTTTATGGTCCTTATTGGCAGAAGAAGGATTGTTTGATGGCATCCCCGAAAATGTAACGCCGGAGGAAATCAAGCACGTATTCGAGAGAATACTCAAAAATCTCTCGGCGACCATCCCGTCGCTTCACGCCGCCAAGTTGAAAGAACTCCATCAAGCAAAACGCAATGCCATCGCGGAGGAAGATTATGACTCTGCTAAGAAACTGCGTGCGACCATCGATGAAATGGAAGCTCCGCTCGCGCGTTTGGATAAATTGGAATCGCGAAAACAACTCGCGATACAGGCAGAGGATTTCGAGACGGCCAAGCAAATCAAACTAGAAATTGACCGAATTCGTGCTGCCTCCTTTTCGCTGAAAGAACTGAATAAGATTGCTATCGAATCTCTCGCCGTGAATATTCCGAAACTCGCGAAAGAAATAAGTGGGTTGAAAACGGGAAATCGTGGAGGAGGATTTCCAACACAGTCGTGGGGCGGCGGCGGCGGCGTCAGCGGCAGCGGCGGCGTGAGAGAGATTTATAACGCGGAAGACTTCCAGCTTCAAAAACGAGCAGAAATCGAAATGAGGATGCAGGAGAAGGAGGCAGAGATGCGGTCGTATTTTGAAATCCCGCGCCCACCTGAAATCGATTTTTCGGATATTCCGAGAGACCCGAATTTAACAGTGAGATTAAAATCACGGCAGAATGCCAACGAGCCGGTTCAACCAGCAGCAATATCGTCGGTCGTAGAAGTCGTTCATTTAGACGCCCCAGGCACAGGCACCACCCCCGGCCCAGGCGACGACAGTCCGTTTCGTGGCGGGGATGATATGGACCGTCTCATTGCCGAGAGAATTGCTGCTAGACAGAGAGATATGGAAGAAATCACCGAGAGATTAAAAGCGACGATGCCATCGTCAGAACAACAGCCGATACCTTTAAAAGAGTATAACCCCCACGAATTCGTAGCACAGTTGCCGGTCTCATCGCTTCCACCGAGCGAAGATACGCGTAAGGTAAGATTTCAGGAAGATACGGATTCAATATTCCTGAAACTAAAGCGGAAACCGATGGCGGTTGAGGAGTGATTCCTGGTGGTAATTTAATATTCTAATACATAAAATTGAATCGATAAGTATATTTTCGTATAAATAATATATTCAATTATGGTGTTCATATATACAATTCAGTTAGAACAAGGAAAATATTACATTGGAAAAACGAACAATCCACAATTTCGATTAGAAAAACATTTCAATTCAAATGGTTCAGAATGGACAAAATTATACAAACCAATAAAGATATTAGAAATTAAACCCAATTGTGATGAATACGATGAAGACAAAATTACAATCCAATATATGGATAAATATGGCATAAATAATGTTCGAGGTGGTTCATTTGTTTCAATCAAATTAGACAAATCATCTACAGATACATTACATAAAATGAGTAACGGAGCACATAACCTGTGTTTTGCTTGTGGAAAACCTGGACATTTTGTTAAAGATTGCCAAGATAAAGAGGAGACTATAAGTGAAGATGAATACGAGGTATGGGTTTGTAAATATTGCGACAAGGAATTCGATGGAGAAACAAAATGTGAATATCACGAGAAATATTGTAATTCAAAACAATATAAATGTCGCAGTCACAATGACAGCGACAGTGACAGTGACAGTGACAGTGACAGTGACAGTGACAGTGACAGTGACAGTGACAGTTGTTTTCGTTGTGGTAGAGAAGGTCATTATGCTTCCTCGTGCTATGCTATAAAACACGTTAATGGATATTATTTATAAACATCCAGATAAGAATAACACCCACCCATTAGAACTATATGTCATCACAGAAAATCGAACCGCGACTGCTCACCCACCCCCGTTCGCGGGTCGGCTGGTAGTATTGTCCGCCGCCCCCGTTCCACCAGATTCCCCATCTTATACAATTCCAAGTCATAAATGATATGCGTGTCGGGGTCTTCCGCATATTCTTTCCCATTCACAACCAATTTTCGTAATGCTATCGCCTTCGTCTGCTTATTCAATTTCTTCGTCTTATCGTCTTCTTCCGCGGCGATATTCGGTTGATACGCGAGTGTTTCTTCGCCAGTCCCCACGCCAAACGAGTAGCACTGAAGTCGCTCTTTCGACGCTGCATTCGCGTGAATCATACAATCAAACGACGACTCCTTGACTGCGGTCAATATCTGGCGTGTAATGCGTTCCTTGATATTCGATATTTCATAAAGCGATTGGTCGGTGCTCATAGGTGTTGACCCATCCGTCTTGCTCTTGTCGTGCATACGAATATTCAACGACTCATCATTATCCGTCGCCATTTGACGCGCGGTAAAACGCATAACATAAAGGAACACATCCACCGTTCGCAATTCTTCCGGTAAATCAACGTGGCTACAAATACGGCGAGCGCGGCCAATAATCTGTTCCGTGCGAACGGGATGCCAATACGGCTCTGTAATATGAACATACCGCACATTGCGCAGGTTAATACCCTCTGCACCCGACGCTGTAATCATAAGTATCTTAATCACTTCACCATACATATTATTCGTGAAACGCGTGCTCAGTTGCTCGGTAATTGACTTCGGCACATTTTTCCACTTGCTATTGAAAATATTACGGACGATTTCCTTCTCTTCGGCGCTTTCTGTTCCGGTATAAAGGGCAAAACACGGGCGTTCTTGCTCTTCCGCGGTCATATCGATTGTCCAATCATCGTTGGATGATTTTTTGATTTTGAATTGGGAGAACCCATTCGCCTCTAAGATGAGTTTGATAATACCAATTCCTTCTAATGTTCGGAACTGGCTATAAATAAGATGAAGGCCAATGTGTTTTTTATCGAGAATATTTTCAAGTAGATGGAGAAATTTGGGGCTATATGTCGCGAGTTCTTCCGGAATAAGAAAACTACCTGAACTCACTTTCAAATCTCGGATTGCCTTTAAAATAGCTGATTCGTATTGACTTTTATAGTCGTTTTTGCCGCTTGCCGCTGCTGACGCTGCTGCCACTGCTGCTCCCGGAGCCGACGCCCCGACCCGAGTGCCAGCCATAACAGCAGCAACCGCGTCGGAATGCTCGCCAGTGATTACCATTTCATCGTCATCGTCCGTGTCACCGTCATTCCTACTATGAATACCGTCAAGCATATTTTCGTCCATTATAGCGTTTCCAAGTGCCGGTTCAGCGCCTTTTGCAGCAGCCCCTTTCGGCTTACGACCGCGTTTCTTTTCCCCGCTCTCTGCTTCTACACCCCCCGCTCCCGCCATTGCCCGAGCAATCCTAGCAGCAAGCATTTCCGGCGTTTCGAGAGCATCGCCGACTACACCTGCGTCTGGCATCACTCCTAATGCTGCTGATTTGTCCAATTCACTGGAGGCAGTTCCGTCATCACCCGGTAAAGGTCGGCGAATGGATGGCGGGAATACAAAATTACAAAAAGCGCGTGAAAAAATCCGATAAGTGGATGAAACATCGTCATATACGCCTTCGCCGCCTCCGTCAGCACCTTTTTTACCTTCACCGCCGGCTCCTGCTGCCCCGCGCTTCTTCGCCTTCTTCTTCATATTCGACTCTTGGTTGCGTTCAAGGTCTCGAACACGCGAGTAAATCGCGAACTGATAATCGCTCATTTCAACCTCGACCAGATGGAAATTCGCTGCTGAATCGTATACGGGCAGTAGTTTCTCTTGGGCACTTCGGAAATAGGAGGTGAGACCCAATATACGCCGGATAAAAAGGTCACGGTTTTTGAATTCTAATGTCGCTGGGTCGATGAAATACCCGTTGAATTCATCTAGTTTGTCGGGGAGGGCTGTAAACGGAGTTTGTTTGTTTGTGGATGCTGAAATCACTGATATTCTATTTTCGCGAAGTTTCTGGATAATTGCGCGTTCAAATGCCGCGTCCGAGAGAAGACCGTTTTCGGTGGATGTTGTATCGATGACTGAAATATTGCCTGCCGCTGCCGCCGCCGCCGCCGCTCCCGACTCTGTGGTTGCACTCGGGTCGCCTCGTCGTATCACCCCACGATATTTTGAACCAACCGGCGAATAATCGCGCACAAAACCAAACGGATTACGCGTAATCATCAGTTTCTTCGTGCGTGTATTATAATCCATATAGTCAAATGAAAGTCCGATACCGTTGGCAAATCCCGCGCCAGTGGACGTGACCTTTCCGCGACCCGACCCCGACCCCGAGCCCGCCCCCCACCCCCGGGGACCCAATATCCAGCGGGCAGGG